AAATGTTTCAAAGGGTGATGTGAAAGTAAAACACGGAGAGCAAGAATCTAAATCCGATTCACCGTACTAAAAACTTCCTAGGGAAGACAGAGGGGCGGTGATGGGAGACTGGACCCGCCCCCAGAAAATAATTATGCTGTTGAAAAGTAAAATAAAATTTGAAAGACCTTTTGATTTTAATACAATATCTCATATTTTAGATACGGGACACTACACTTCAGCCCACTCTAGTCAATGGATTAATGACTACGCTTTAAATTCTACATTTCAAATTAATAAAGTACATACTCATCCCCTGCTAGCAAATACATTTCAGTATTTTGAAAAAAATTTTAATAAAACTAATTTACCAGCTGACTTTCATTTATTTTATTCTATGCAATCAGGTGTAAAAAGTAATATCCATAGAGATGTTTATGATGTGTATATTTTGGGAGCCTTCGGTAGAACTTTATATAAAATAGAAGATAAAGAATACATAGTAGAACCCGGTAATATTTTACACATACCAAAGGGACATTTACATGTAGCAATAGGTTTAGATCCAAGAATAATTATATCTTATGGTTTGGGAAGCGTTTAAAAATATATTTACAGGATTAGAACGTGCACATGGTTGCACGTATGTAGATAAGAAAGGTGCCGACGGACTTAAGGTAAAAGGTAAATCATTTGTAAAAAGAGAACCAGTTATCGACAAACTGTGGGAGGACCACCTTAGTGGTATAGAGCCTAGTCTTGGTATCATACCAATTAACGAAGATAATAAATGTAGATGGGGTTGTATCGATGTAGATAAATACAATCTTGATCATAGACAACTTTTAAACAAGCTACCAATGGGTGTCCCACTGCACGTCTGTAGATCTAAAAGTGGTGGTGCACATATATTTTTATTTACAACAGATTTTGTACCAGCAAAGTTAATGCGAGATAAATTAATGTCTTTAAGTGCTATGTTGGGATTTGGTAATGCAGAAGTATTTCCAAAACAAATTGAATTAAAATCGCAAGATGATACAGGAAATTTTTTAAATTTACCATACTTTAATTGTAAAAATACAACAAGATATTGCTTTGATGATAAGGGTAAAGCAATTACAATAGATGTTTTTTTAAATGCTGTAGAAGCTAGTTCTCTAACACCAAAAGAATTACAAGATTTAAAAATACAGAGACCACCATCAGAGTATGATGATGGACCACCTTGTTTAGAATCTCTTACAAAAGAAAAATTAGATGATGGTAGGGACAGAGTTATGTTTCAATACAGAGTCTATGCAAAAAAGAAATGGCCAGATAGCTGGGCAGATAAATTAGATGAGTTTAATTTTAAACATTTTGTAAATCCTTTCAGACATGAAGAGATAACTAAATTTAGAAAAGATAATAAAGATTATGGTTTCAAATGTAATGAAGATCCAATGTGTAATCATTGTGATAAACAACTTTGTAAAACTAGGAAATATGGAATAGGGACTCAGAGTATATTTCCACAACTATCTGATTTACAAATAGTGCAGCTAGATCCTAAAATATTTAGATTAAATGTTGATGGAGAAAGAGTAGAATTAAAAGCAGAAGAATTACAAGAGCAGAGATTATTTGTTAGAGCATGCATGAATCAAATACATAAGTTTCCATCAGAAATAAAAAGAAAAGATTATAAAGAAATGGTGACACTATTGATGTCAAACCCAGAAATTATTGAGGCACCTAAAGGTGCTTCTAAACTAGAGCAACTGTCACAACATTTAGAAGAGTATTGCACTACTAGAACAGCAGAGGGTGCAACAAAAGAAGATATGGAATCAGGTAATGTTTGGACAAAAGATAATCATCATCATTTTATATTTACTCATTTCTATCATAAATTTTTACACAGACATAAATGGACAGAGAAATATGATATTACAATATTATGGTTACTAGAGCATTGTGACTGTGAACACATAAGAATGAATATAGGTAAGAAAAAACTATCTGTAATCAAGCTTAAACAATTTGATAAACAAGACGTAAAATTAAAAGAACGAATATTTAAAAAGGAGGATGCTTTTTGAGGAGACCATCATTCAAGAGTGATATATCAATCATCACTGTGATTTGTATTGCCACTATCTTGATGACACATTTATTATGAAAACTATTGTATTAGGGCCACCAGGCACAGGGAAAACTACCACTTTACTAAACGAGGTAGATAAATATTTGAAACAAACCGATCCAGACAAAATAGGTTATTTCTCTTTTACTAAAAAAGCTTCTGATACTGCAAGGGACAGAGCCATGTCTAAATTTAATTTATCAGAAGATGATCTACCATATTTTAGAACACTTCATTCTCTTGCTTTTAAAAGACTTGGTATTAAAAAAGAAGATGTCATGCAGCGTAGACACTACGAAGACCTTGGTAAGAAAACTGGATATAATTTAGATTACCATGAGTATGATAATGAACACACAGGTTTGTTCACAACAAAAAGTGACTTGTTAAGAATTACACAGATGGCAAAATTAAGAGGCATCACTCCTGAAAGACAGTATAATTTAAAACAACATACGCAAGATATAACTGTCAAACAATTAAAACAATTTGTTTATGATTTAAAACAATACAAAAAAGATTTTGGAATGATTGATTTTGCAGACATGATATATGATTTTGTAAGGTCTGATAAATCTCCAAAGTTTGATGTTGTATTTATAGATGAAGCTCAAGATTTATCTCTCTCACAATGGGATATGGCAAGATCAATATGGGATAAAACTCAGGACACTTATATAGCTGGAGACGATGACCAAGCTATATTTAGATGGGCCGGAGCGGACATAGATAGTTTTATTACACAAACGGGAAGATTGATGAGACTGACACAGTCGCACCGAGTACCGCAGGTAGTTCATGATATTGCCATGAACATAGTAAATAAGATACAGCACAGACTACCAAAAGAGTGGAAGCCAAAAACACAAAAAGGATTACTTTCATATTACGATGATTTCGAACAAGTTAACATGAAAAAAGGTAATTGGCTAGTGTTAGCTAGAACTAGATTTATGTTAGATGATTTGGAAGATTACATATACTCTCAAGGATTGTATTATCAGAACAAATATAAAACTAATAAAGAACAAGACTTGTACGACGCGATAAGTGATTGGGAAAATGTGCGTAAAGGTGTGAGTATAAATTACGATCAAATAGAAAGAATAGCATCTTACATGTCACAAAATCATTTTGAAAAGAAGGCTCTGAAGCACATGAGCAAAGATGCAAACTATGACATGGCAGGATTGAGGGAACGAGCATGGTTGAAGACAGACAAAGTTTGGTTTGAGGCTTTTGATGATGCACCTAGTAAAAAAATAAGATATATAAAAAGGATGAGGGAGAACGGTGAGAAATTAAATTCTGGTCCTAGAATAGTTCTATCTACAATACATGGAGTAAAAGGCGGTGAACAAGATAACGTAGTTCTTTTGACCGACTTATCAAGAAACACACAAAAAAACTACGAACAAAATCCTGATGATGAAAATAGATTGTTTTACGTTGGTGCAACTAGAACTAAAAATCATTTACACATTATCAGACCAAAAGATAATTATAAAGGATACAAAATATGAAAACAGAAAAAGCATTAAAAATGGCAAGAGAACTCATCATGGGACCAAGAGCTAAAACTTATGGTGATAAAGTTCAGAACCATACTAACATAGCAAAACTATGGTCAGCATATTTAGATAGAGATTTGTCTGCACACGATGCTGCGGTCATGATGGCTTTGTTAAAAATTGCTAGAACAAAATTTGGCAGTCCAACTGAAGATACATATGTTGATGCAGCTGCCTACATGGCTATAGCCGGGGAGTGTAAAGATGAAGATACCTCTATTTAAACCACAGACAGAGTGGATACCACCAACGGACTTTCCAGATCTAGGTAAGTACGATGAGATTGCTATAGATTTAGAGACAAAAGATCCAAACTTAAATAAAAGAATGGGATCTGGTTCTGTCGTAGGTGTTGGTGATGTTGTAGGTATATCATTAGCAACACATGATTGGTGTGCATACTATCCTTTCGGACACGAGGGTGGTGGTAACATGGATCGTAAAATGATTTTAAAATGGTTACAAGATCAGATGAATAGCAACTCTACAAAAATATTTCATAACGCCATGTATGACGTATGTTGGTTAAGAAAACTTGGTATAAACATTAAAGGCGATATAGTTGATACAATGATAGCTGCATCTCTTATTGATGAAAATAGATACAGGTATGATTTAAATGGTTTATCAAGAGACTATCTTGGTAAAGGTAAAGATGAAACAGTATTGCAAGAGACAGCAAAGTCTTGGGGTGTAGATCCCAAAGCAGAGATGTATAAACTACCAGCTATGTACGTTGGAGCTTACGCGGAGCGTGACGCCCAACTCACACTGGAGTTGTGGCAAGAACTTAAGAAAGAAATAATACACCAGGACATTGAAAATATATTTAACATGGAAACTAAATTGTTTCCTGTTCTTGTTGATATGAGATTCTTGGGTGTACGTGTAGACCAGGATAGAGCTGCAAGAGAAAAACAAAATATGGTTGAAGAAGAGAATAGATTATTAGGTGCTATCTATGCTGAAACTAAACAAGATGTTCAGATATGGGCTGCAAGATCCATAGCTAAAGTATTCGATAAACTTGGTTTACCATATGAAAGAACAGTAAAGACAGGAGCTCCTAGTTTTACTAAAAACTTTTTAGCTAATCATCCTAACAATATCGTACAAGCTATTGCTAAAGCTAGAGAAATAAATAAAGCTCATACCACTTTCATAGATACAATACTAAAGTATTCATCTAACGGTAGAATACATGCAGAGATAAACCAGTTACGTGGTGATAGTGGCGGGACTGTTACAGGAAGATTCAGTATGAACAATCCAAACTTACAGCAGATACCAGCAAGGAACAAGGATCTCGGACCACGGATCAGATCATTATTCTTACCAGAAGAAGGTTGTAAGTGGGGATGTTTTGATTATTCACAACAAGAGCCTAGACTTGTTGTACACTATGCAGCGTTACAAGGTTTCTATTCTGTAGAGGATGTTGTTGATGCATACAAACAAGGTGATGCAGACTTTCACCAGATTGTGTCTGATATGGCGGAGATACCAAGGTACCAAGCTAAGACGATTAATTTAGGTCTTTTCTATGGTATGGGTAAAAACAAATTACAGGCAGAGCTAGGCATAAATAAATTACAAGCTGAAGAACTATTTAAACAATATCATAATAGAGTTCCATTTGTTAAACAGCTCATGGATGCAGTGATGAGTAGAGCACAGCAACGTGGTAAAGTTAGAACTCTTCTTGG